GGACCTGCTACAATCGGCTGTCCTAGTTCAGGGTCGTATTCTATAACCGCAGTACCTGCACGACCCCATTGTTCTTCTAGTTCTTTTCTATCCATGCTACCCCTAGGTATTAGTAGCTTCACATTAGTCGAACTAGATGCGTGAGCAATAATAAGTGAACGAATCTTATTAATATACTCCTGTAGACCCTTGACAAGACGAACATCGCTAATTGGAAAAGGATTTCTGTTATGACCATTCATAAAGGCAATAATAGGGTAGTGCTCAATTGGTTTAATTGTTGAGTACATTTCTTTATCACCTACAGCTACATTGCATTCAATATGGTCTACAATAATGTCATTTACTGTAATATGACCTTCTGAAATAACATCAGCTATTGTCATTGGTATAATTTCTGTTGTTGAATTAGGAATAGAGTTTTCAGTCTCTGAGCCTTTAACCTGAATAGGTTGACCTGTCATTTGGTCCATTGTTAAATGGAATTTACCTTCATATTGGTCATATAAAGCTTGAGTCTGCTCTACCATTTTAGGGTCAGTCACAATCTGCTGTCCCTGTGGTCCTAATACTAGAAATGCTGGTTGCTCAATATAGCTTTGAAAATCTTCTTCTTTAAGTATCTGCTCTTGGTCCATCATAGGGTCATATGTACGCTTATATGGAATCTTAATTTTCGTAAAGCGTTCAAATAACTCTAGTTCTTCATCGTCATCATTTGCTACAGAACCATTAGACATAAAGCGTTCACCTGATACCTGTTCATCATGTATACCAAAACGATTGGTACTTACTGCTGAGGTATAATCTGTTGGAACTGCTTCTTGTATAATTTCTGCGTAGTCTGGATAATCAGCCATTAACTGGCTTCTCATAATTTTTTTAGCCACAATAATGTGAGACGCATCCTGTAAGAATGGGTCAACACTATTAGGGTCAACATATAAATGCAAAGGGTCAACTGCTTTTATAAACACTTCACCTTTACCATAATCAGCATTAGGGTCATAATACGCACACATGGCTCCCATGCCTTTTACATAGTAATCATCAATTACTTGTTTTAAAACGCTGTCCCCATTCGAGTTATCCCAGACCCATGTCATTAAATCTGAAAATATTCGACCTGTATTTACATCACTATCGTCTCTACCTGTAGATTGGAATTTAGGGGCGTTAGAGGTGAGCATGGCTTTTGCCTGCTCAACTGCGGAATGGACTACATTGACAACAACAGGTGTTTGAGCTCTTTTCTTTAAAGCATCAACATGTTTGTCTTGCCATTGTTTTCCGTAACGGAACTCATTATCTTCTACAGCCTGTTTAGCCCATTTAGAGCGTGCAGAGCTGTACTCTTCTAATAAGTCATGCGTAAGCTTGACTGAAGTGGTTTTTTGGGACATTGGTGGATTTAACTCGTAAATGGAAAAAAAGTTCCACTAAGTACTAATAAGTACTAAATAATTACGCAGTAAACCAACTATAGTCGTTAGAAAGGATGGTTCTCTTTTTATTATTATCCTGGGATTCAGCCTTGTGCGTAGGAGTATAAGACTTCTTATTAGCATAATAAAACCCATCAAGTAAATCATCATGCTTTGAACGTGGATATAAGAGGAGCTCATTCTTGAAATCTTGCATATCTTCTTGCATTAAAACTTTCTTTTGGGCAAAGTATGGTTGGAGTGTTTCCAGTCTTGACGATTTTGAGTTTCTGGGGTTTTCTTTAATTTCAAGACCTGATATAAAAAGACCTTCTTCTTCACAACGCTGACGAATGTATTCTCGTAGCATTTCCTGATAGCCTACAGATTCTATTCTGCATTTATCAGGTTTATATAATTTAAATCGTTCTATTATAGCATCAGCTAGAGCCATAGGGGAAACACGTTTGCGGAAATAAGGTAACATATAACGGTTATTATCCTTATCAATAGCCACAGTAACAATAGTTGAAAAATCAGCAGTTTGTCGAGTAGAAGATGCAGGGTCAATACCCATAAAAATATTAACAGGGATTTTCTTATCGCATTTTTCTCCTCTAAACTTTGTGAGATGTAGGACTTTGTCTGACTCCAAATTTCCTTCATAATATTGAAAATACTCCTCTTTGAACAACTGGTCCTCATCACCTACAATTTCACATAAGTATTCTCTATAAAACACAGAAACCCTGCTGATGGATTCTAATTCTTCTTTCTTTTGTTTTAATTTGCTAATCGGTTGCCATTCTTCCCATAACGCTCTATTGTTATCCATATCAGGTTTAAATAGCATATTATTCCAACCCTTCATTTCTTTAAGCGTCTCCACGAGGCATCGTTGATGAATAGGTGTACCAATAACAGCTAATCTGCCTTTCATAGGGTCAAGTGATGGTACAGCAGATTGGAGTAACCACCTTAAATTACTCTCCATTGCTTCGGCTGTTTTGGTGTTGTTCTCATCTTCAGGGTCATCTACTACAATAAGTGTTGGTCTCTGATTACCATGCTTAATTCCCCTAAGCTGTTGACCTGTACCTTTACAGATAATCATAGAACCATCTTTAAGTTCTACTTCTGTTTTAGCCCAAGCCTTAGCAGAATGCATACCCCAGTAACCAAATAACGCTCTCAACGATTCAGAATAGTCTAATGCGTCTTTAATTGTACCAAGCAGTTTAACAGCATGGTCTTGAGTTCGTGATACCAGTACAATTAGTTTTGGTCCTTTATCAAAGAATAAGTGGTATAATGGATAAACACCACCTACAATAGATGACTTAGCATGTCCCCTAGGTGCTATGATGTTTATTTGTTTTTCTTCCTTATTCATTAACACGTCAGCTATTGAATAATGAAAATCAGGGGAGGCAGATACAAACATATTAGGCATTATTACCTTGCCAAAGAGTATCATATTATCTCTTAGCTTAGATAAAACTTCCTGTTGTGCTTTCTGCTCTTTATTCACTTAATTCTTTCGTTTCAGACATCTTTATAGACTTCTTCTCCTCACTATTAATAGCATCTAATATTTTAGTGGTAACACCCATCTCTAAAGACTGAGTAACTTCCTTTTTACTTGGCTTCATATCCAGTAAATCCATAAAGTTTTCTGTAGCACGCAAAAACGATGAGATGTCATTCTTTTCTCTAGCCATTTCAATCGCTTCATTATGTAGGTCTAGTACCTTTTCCTCTGTAATACCCTTACCTATTAAGACCTTCTTTAATTCTTCCTTAACCATGGTTTGAACTTCCTTTTGTTTGAATAATCTCTTAACGGTCTTTTCAGGCTCTTTTTCATCAGACCTATATATTGTTCCCAAAACTTCCCAATCTGGCTTCTTACCAGCAATTGTGTAAGCGACAAAGGCATTGACTGCATTCTTAGTTCTTTTCTTTCTAACTTCAGCTTCTATCCAATGTTGGGGGCGTTGATGAGCATAAGAATTGTAAGCTCTATTTTTTTCATATAAAATTTTTGAGTATTTGCTTATAAACGCAGTCCCATAACACAACTTTACGACTGTACTTCGTTTGTTTTTAGCAGTTACATACTCACGCCTGTACATACATTTACCAACATAGCCATCATCACTAAGACCATAGTCCCCATCTGTACATTCTTTCCAATGGACATACTCTATACCAAGCTCATCAGCTTCATCTCTGGTATAAACCCTAAAAGGTACTTTCTCTCCATCTATTTTTTTATATAACGTATCCATACGCTATCTATCTATCCACGCAACTAACATAATCCCTAAAATACCTACTATTGCCATAGTTAATAAAAAATTAGTTATCATACTTCTCCTTATACTCTAGTATATACTAGGGTATACTCAGATTATACTAAGGGTTATAACCCCTTTATTACCACCCTAAGTGGTAATAAAGTACACTAAGAGTTTAACTAGGGAATACCCTAGTTCTACCCTAGTACATACCCTAGTATATACTCCACACATACCCTAAGAATCTTTTAACTCTTCCTGCGTTATAGCATTCTCCAGTATTGTTCTCACTATATCTAACTCCGCAAGGTAATACTGATAGTGTCTATCAAATTCATCCCTTGCGTCTAAAACTGACTTACTATCCTCTTTAGTAAACCTACCTAACTCCATATCAAAAACCTCGTAATCCTTGGATTTGGACATATTTTACTTTCATTGTACTTACCTGTATTAGTAATGTACTTATACGATATTTGTTCCTGATTATATACTTTTGAAAATATAGGCTAGAATGGGAGTGGTAGAATCACATTGGGTGTACCCCCCATTGAATTAGGTTAGGTTGCACTAATTAGGTTGAGTTCAGTTGAGTTATAGTTAGGCTTACACTATCGGTGTACATCCTACATGTATACATCCTCTACACACACACTATAACTAAGCTAAATCCCTACATCACAACAACATGTAAGACTATGTCTTACCATGGTGTGATAATTATTAACTAACCAATTAAGGAGTACACCATGTTATGTGAATCAGTTCATGAATTAGATTGTCAATGTTTATCTTGTTGGGATGAATACCAAATTGAAACAGGAATACCACAAGATAAAAAGCAAGAGCAAATAGCTAAAGAGGGAATCTCACAGCACACTCAATCTTGTGCAAATTTAACGCTGTTAGACGAGGGTAAATGCTCATGTGATAAAACAGATGAGTGGGAGGACTTACCATTCTAAGAACAGGAGGGGCTTAGGCTCCTCTTATTCTTTTTACCATGTTATGACAATACTAATTAAAATAAGGAATTAATACAATGTTTAAGAAAACAATAATAATATTTAAGAACTCTCAAAACAGTATTGATTGGAAGCTTGAAAGACAAGCTATTCCTTCAGGTATAATACTTGGAGTGATTAAAGCAGGAGTATCTCCTATCGACAGTAAGTTAATTTATTTTAACTCAATTAAAATAACTTATGTAAATGAGTTCTATACTTCTAAAAGAGGACTTATGATTTCAATACAACAATCTTTAAACTTTGATTTCTACTATGAAAAGGAAGAGGAGGCTTAACAGCCTCTTTCTTTCTTTGGTCATACTTCCCAGTTCATACTACCCGTTTGCATCTGCGATGCAATTTGGGTATGCACTCTTTACCTTGTTATGATTGTATAAACACAGAGTTTATACACACTTAATTAAATAAGGAGATACAATGTTTTTTATAAAAGTAACTAAAAGAGATAAGAATAATAAACCTACTGAAAAGGAAGAATTAAAAGGTAAACCAACTATAGAAGAAATTAAAGAATTTAATCCTTCTTATGGATTCATCTCTGATAAATATGATTTCAAAACTGATGATAAATCTGAAATGGATAATAAAATTCAAATCTTTGCTAAGTTAATTGGCATGAGGATTAAAAATAGTGACGGAGATTTACAGCGTTCTAATAATGATGACGCTTATTATCTCACATATCAATCTAAACATTTAGAAGATTATTTAGATGTATTAGAGAGTTAAGGTAAATAGGTAGAGGGGATTTATTCCCCTTTACCTTATTTTGATTATTTATACTACTAACAATTAAAGGAGGTACTATGTCATCATACACGATTGATGAGATTATTGATTCTGAAAAAAAAGAAAATTTAAAAGAATCAGTTCAGCAAGACGCTGATAGAAAAGTAAAAGAAAGAGAATCCACTCTTTATAAAGCAAGAAATATAAGAAATGGAATATTCTCTTCTCTTGGTAATGCTACTGCATTCGTTGTTAAAGAATCAGTAAACGCATTTTGGGAGGGTTATCACCGAAATGATTAGAAGATTAACAGAAAATAAAGACTTGATTGGGGCATTAGTCCTAGTCTTGTCTTTATTTGGAATAGGTTTTGTATTTGGAAATAATATTTCAGCAAGAAATGAATGGCGAATTATGGAGTATACTTCAGATATAGAACAACAAGATACTCATGAATGTATTCAGCAATGGAATGCGTTAAATATGATAGAAATGCAAGATTAAATAAGGAGGCAAAAAAAATGCAGATAGATTTTAATAAGAAAGCTGAATTTGAGAAGTTCTTACATAATACTGCTGGAACGCTAAAAGAAGAAATAAAGAGGCACGAAGCAGAACTTAAAACAGATACTCGATATTATATTGAAATCCAAATCTGTCGTGATGAAACAAAAGAGAAGCTTGCTTTGATTGAAAAGATTTCTGAATCATTTTACAACATGTTTATATCAGAAAGTTAATACTTCTCATTATAGCTACGTATATGCAGAACCCTCGTTGCTTTGCGAGGTTAAAAGAAAGTAAGCC